TCCTTGAGGTTAGCCTTGACGAAAGTGACCGATTTGACGAAGAAGGAGGTCTTGGTGTAGCCGTACTGCTCCCACTCGGGGTCCCATGCGTCATCAATCATCTCCTTACACTGCTCATATACCTCTTCGGGTGTGTCACCCCAGATGATGTTATCCACGCTATCATCCGGCATGTAGCAGTAACGCAGCACGCCGTCACGCTCCGGTATGGCGAACCCTTTGCGTTCCGGGTGTTTCTTACCGTCGAGATAGACGGTATCCTCCTTGCCTATCCACCAGTCCACGAACTTACGCAGCCATGACAGAGGGTCGGGGTTGCAGGTGCCGAGGATACGAGAATGGACACCGACGGTGTTACGGTTACAGGTCATCAGGAACTTGAACATCTCGAACGGCATCTGCGGCAGCTCGTCGATACCGATATACGCGAACTGCTGTCCACGGAACTTTCTGTCGAAGTCCGCCATCGGCATGTCGTAAATGGTCAGTCCCAGCTTGGCTCCGGAACGGAAGTTCCAGGTCATATCATCCTTGGACTTGTTGTATCGTCCGAGTCCGGAGAACCAACGCTGGCTTTCGTTGATGATATTATCGAAGTCATCCTTGTTCCTTCTGAAGATGTAACCATTAAAGTGCTTGTTCTTGATGTCATACATCGGTTCCATGAGCATTGTCACGGTATTGTGGTTGATGGTGTATGCATCGGTCAGATACAGGTGGTCACGTCCGGTGACGGTGATGCAACGGCACTGCTGCTTGGTATGATCCTTCGTTATGTACTGGATTTTCTTGGACAGCATGTTGGTGCATTGCGGGTTGGTCGGACATTCGGCGTTGACCCTGACAGTCCGGTCCGCTCCGCTGCCTTTCCTGAACAGTTCCTTGTCGTTCGGCGCCTTCATGGTGACGCGCCACCATCCGAGGTAATTGGGTTCATCCTCTACCTGATGCACACGCGCCCATATACCCAGCGAGCGTGCGAGTTCAGCTATATCATCTATGAAATCCTTGTTCGGGAGTGTGATTATCGGACAGTTATGTCTTGTACGTCCGGAGCGTGCCATGATGCCAAGCAGGTATGACCATCTCACGGACACCGCTGCAGTCTTATACTCATGCGGTATGCGACAGGGCTCTTCCTGTCTGCAGCATGTTATCCTGCGTCTGTTTTCGTCGCTGATGCCGCGAATATAGAAGAAGCCGTCTTCTGCGTTGAGGTTGACCTTATAACCCCAAGCGCGGTATCTGACACGCATGAACTTGTCATCATCGAGGCGGATTCCCTTCTTGCCGAACTCCCATGTCCCCTTGCTGCTAAGAACGCCGAGCAGATACGGATGTATAGGCATATCGATGGCGGTCTTCTGCTCGTTCATCTCCACCTTGCCACAGAGCGGTATCTCCACATACTGTGTCTTACCCCTACGCAGTGACATAGGGAACGGACGGTCTATGACGTAGTTGTCGAATATCTCACGTGCGGTCATCTCATGGTATATGTCACCTGCACCCACGCGAGCCCAGAACCGGTGGTTGTTCATGCATTTGAGTGTCGTGCCGTCATCGAAGTGTAGCGTGTATATCGTCTGCTCACCCTGCTCGAATATCTCACTGACCTTCTGAACGCCGTTGTAGGGCGTACATATAAGGTCGCCCACCTCCAGGTCGCCCATCCTGCGGAATCCCGAGGGTGTGGCTACCATAGTGCTGTAGGGGTTGGCTTTGCCGCCGCCCCTGTTGCCGCCGAACACCGTGATGTCCGCGACATTACCGAGTCCGAACTCCTGAGCGCCATCCTGGACGATGAAATATTTGTTTTTCTTGTCCGTTTCGGCTATCGTCCGAATATGCGGTAAAAAATCGTGACTAAAGATGTTCTTTCCATCCTTAGTACGTAACGCTGTCAAGCATGTTGAATCCTGCATATTTCTTATACATTTTTGACAAAGATATTTCAGAACAAGTGTCACATACGGTGTATTTCATTGGTAAAATGAAAGATTACCAAAATAAAAGCGCTTAGGAAAACACCAATCACTATAATTTGGCGAAAAATCTTTACAAATTATAGCAATTGGTATGGAAAAAACAGCACTAATTCAGGAATTTAGGACCAGGCTTGGAGAAGACAACGCCAAGGTCATCAGTGACAAAACTTTCGACGGTATCGCCGATACAGTATTACCTCTCTTCGCGGATGACTCGAAAATCACCGAAGAGACGTGGAAGCTCCCTATCGCCATGCTGACTCAGTATGCAGGGCAGAAGCGTCACGATGAAGCCGAGTTCGCCAAGAAGTATCAAACCGAGTACGCCACACAGCATGAGCAAGATGTTGCCAAGCGTATCAAGGACGCAGCTGGCAAGGCTGTCGAGGAGTACAAGAAAGCTCACCCGGATAAGCCCGGTGGAGAAGGTGGCGACGGCGGTAACGGCGGCGAAGGTGGAAAGGACGATCTCAAAACAATGGTAAGTAACGCCGTAGCCGAGGCTATGAAGGGACTGACCGGTGACGAGAGCGAACTTTCAAAGGCACTGAAATCAATAAACGCATTTACGGCTTCACAGGCTGCACGGGAAAAAACCGACAACAAGAACCGCGTGAAGACCGAGCTCATCAGCTACCTCACCGGTCTGGAGAAGGAAGCCCGCAAGGGTGGAGATATCCCGGCCGAGATTCAAGCTCTCATCGAAGATGCCGCTACTTACCTCGATTACGGAGAAGACCCGAAGACTGACGCTCTCAAGCCCAGCATCAAGGCTTTCTACGAGAAGGAGTACAAGCGTCGCTACCCCAACGGAGGACAACCCTTCGGCGGTTCAAGCACCGGCGGTGGCGGCGGAGAGACGAACACCTTCGTCAAGGAGAAGATCGAGCAGCTGAAGAAGGAGGCCAAGGAAAGCGCGGACTACGCCACCGAACAGGAGAAGACCTTCTGCTAATCCAGGGGGCAAACAAAAGGTTTGTTAAACAAAAACTCACAGAAAAATGAGAACAGGAACTATCAACAACTATGTGAAGTTCAGCAAGAGCTTCGGTGGTGTCCGCAAGTGCTACGAGGGCAAGCCCGAGATCGTAGTAGGCGGTTTCTCCTGCGACAAGTCATTGATGCCGCTTGACGGCGCTGCAATGGCTGCTGGAACCCCCGTGCTCTATGACGAGCAGCTCCGCACCCTCGTTCCTCTCTACACCTTCCGTGTCCTGGATGTTGACACCGAAGAGAACACCATCAAGGTGGAGAAGTTCGAGACCGGTAGTATCGCCAAGGTCGGCATGAACCTCATCGTCGTGGGTGATGACCTGACCGCCGCCGCTGCAGCCGTCCTGACCATCACCGATATCGACAAGTCAGCATCAGACTATGACATCCTGACCGTTACCGGTCTCACCGGTGGCAGCTCAGCCAATGTCCAGGTCGGTGACATCCTCGCAGAAGCCATGTCTGCAGTGGTGAAGAAAGTTAAGGTCATACCTAACGGTCTCACCTATTGCGACAACGTGCTTGACAACGATGCCTACGCCATTGACGTAGATCCCATCTATTTCAGCGTGCGCCCCGTCCTTGAGCGTCGTATGCCTCCTCTGACCGCCAGTCTGAAGAAGGCCCTCATCGAGAACGGTTGCTACTTCAATTTCTCAAACCGCAAGTAAACAAAGGAGATTAGATTATGAGAGACCAAAATCTTTATGGAATCAACGGTCTGCATCAGTATGTGGACGCTGAGAGCTTCGGTCTGATCCTCGATAACGTCAACGCAAAGTACAACAATGCGATTTGGCGTCAGTTTGCTTCGTGGGGACAGCCGTCAAACGAGAGAGAGTGGAAGCAGGGTCTGAAGAAGACTCCTATCCTGGTACGTGCCAGCGTGCTCGGTACTCATTCCGAGAAGCCGCAGCGCTCAACCCAGGGTTGGGAACTCTACGGAGGCACACTGCCCAAGGTAGGTCACGGATTCAGCATCGACCAGGATGACCTGATTGAGCTCCGTCGTTACAGCAAGGTCAATGACATCACCTTCGGTGAGGCCATTACCGACAGCTTCATACAGAACTCCAGCAACATGCTCGGAGGTGTACACAACGAACTCTCCTACATGACCCTCCAGGCCATGTCAACAGGTGAGATTCACGATGTCGCCGTTGACGGCTACAAGTACGACTTCAAGTTCCAGATCCCCGAGGAGAACTTCGTAGCTCCCGACTCTGGCAAGGAGTGGTATGTATGGGATACCACCAGTGGCACTCCCAAGCTCGTCGCCAACGAGAACGCCGATGTCATCGAGGACATCTTGACCTTCCAGGATTACTACACCAACGTCCGCAACCTTGGTGTTGACCACTGGAAGCTGTCGAAGAACCTGCTCGACAAGATCGTGCTCCATCCGAGTGTCGTGAAGGCTTACATCGCCAGCAAGAACTACTTCTCACCGACCAACGTGAAGGTGGTTCGCACCGATGTGCTGGCATGGATGCACAATGACATGAAGATATGGCCGTTCCAGGTCATCGACTTCAAGTCACGTCACGAGGAGGACGGCAAGCCCGTTGCCGATGCTCCCGCCTTCGATGAGCACAACATGGTAGCTGCCTCACGCGCTTACCGTCTCTTTGAGATGAAGTGCATGAACAGCGTCTATGTTGACCGCGTGAAGCTGGGTGGTCTGAGCGCTTCGGACCGCTATTCATTCGTTGAGGGACGTATCGCCGTGCTCAATACATGGCAGGAGCGTCCTATCAAGAACATCGTGGACTGCGAGCTCTTCGCCGGTCCTGTGTTCAACAACGTGAATGACTACGGCATCGCTACCGTATGGTACGACTACGCCGGGTAATACTTTGACAATGTGATTTGACATGTCCGAACCCGAGGTACATATCTACACAGCTGAGGAGTATATCCAGAGCCTGTCACCCAATGCCAACGTCAGTGAGAGCACCATGTCCGGTGTTCTCGCTGATGCGGGCATTAAGGCTGACACCGCCTTCGAGACCCTTACTGAGAAACAGAAGGACCTGGCTCAAGCCTATCTTTTCATTCGTTTCGCAAGCAATCCCATTCAGTCACAGAGAGTGTCTGACAAGGATGGTGACTGGGAACATTCGGAAGGTAGCGAGCAGTGGTCACGTTCGCAGATGCAGCAGTTCCTGTTGCTGGCACGTGACCTTTTGAAGAAGTGGGGTATCACTGATCAGCGTGTCGAGTCTCTTGCTCCCAAGTGGGGCATGAAAGGTAACGGTTTCCACAAGATACGCAGACCTATACGGTAAAGCTATGAGAGTCAACAATCCGCGATTTCCCCATACCTGCCGCATCACGCGCAACACTGACGAAGGTCCCATGTCAGACGAGTCGGTAGTCAGCAATCCCATGCTTGACGAAGACCCTATGGCAGACAGCGAACCGACGTCCGGCACTGGCGGTGACGAGACGCAGGATCCCGCGCAGGAAGAACCCACGCAGGAGGGCGAAGAGGTCAAGGAGGGAGATTCGGTCATCTATGAGGGCAAATGCCGCGCCTACGACAAGCATACGACGTCAGACAAGGGAGAGGTTATCACGTCATACCGTGCTCTCGCCTTGCCTCTCACACGGGACGACTGGCAGAAGCTGGGTGTGGTGCCGAGAGCAGGTGACATCATCGTTGTTGACCGTGGCGGTTATACCGAATATGGTTTTGTGCTGGATGCCAACCCAGCGAATTTCGGAGGGACACATCTGATTTGGAAATATGGCAGGAACTAACGACAGTATCATAGACAAGGCTTGTAAGGATTACAAGAAGGCGATTTTCAACGAGGTTGAGAAGCGCTGTAAGTCTTTCTGCGATGACCTCTGTCTCAGGGCTATCGAGTTCCGTAAGTCCGCACCGGGTAAGCATGACTTCACCGGTAACTTGCTGACATCTATCGTGGTCTGTCTGTATCGCAACGGCAGACCGGTATATGCTTGTTACGCGGGTGACAGTCTCTCTTATCCCATCCAGGTCAAGATGACCGCTCCCAAGAAATATCACTTCAAGGTTGACTATGAGGGTGCTGAGAGTCATTACACACCTTCAGTGAAGACCGATGAGGGTTGGGGACCGGATGATGCGGTCAAGTTCTTCCAGTCGTACAGACCGGAGGGCAAGAACCTGTTCGACATCGTTGTGGCATACCCTGTTGAGTATGCTTCATGGGTGGAGAAGCAACGCAGCACCACCGGTATCCTGCAGACCTATGCCTACGCCGAGCGCGTGGGTACTACCTTCCTCGGATTACCACGAGCCGCTTAACACATTACGACTATGGCAAGCAAACCGCTGATATACCGCATCTATGAGGATATGAGTGCAGCCCTTCTGACCGTCACGTCGAAGGTGTACTTAGGACGTCCCAAGACCACCGACTCCAATCTCTCGGAGTTCCTGGTCTTTGAGATTCCGACGGAGCTGCTGGGTATGATTGCCGGAAACGCCGATGTGCGGTCGGACTGTTACCCTCTCATCTCTGTCTATGTGAATGCCAAGAGCAACGGCACTCTCAACATAGGGGCACAGAGTAACCTCATTCAGAAGGTTCTCGACCTGTTTCCCATCAACGGGAAGCATATCGTAGCCAAGAAGCCGAGGATACTCATGCGCGGCAATGATGACACGGGTTATCAGGTCACACAGATAACGTTCAAGCTGAGAACCAAGTTCAATGCGAGAACTATAGAGTAATCAATCCAAAAACTATACGACAATGAAAAAGAAGATTCAACTGCAAGACGAGGTATTTGAGGGCATATCCTCAGTATTCGCCGTGAAGGGTGGTTTCGATTTCACCATCCCCACTTCTGGTTCAGGTGCAGGTAAGGCTTCCGCAAGCATCAACAGCAACGACAGCAACCTGTTCGAGTTCCCCGTCTCTGACGAGTCAGGTTTCAACTTCGACACCGGTGCTCCTACTGTTGACAACTTCAAGATCAAGGGTCTTGGAGCAGCTTGGGTGAGCACATTCACTCCTGGTGATGGCTCCATCACACTGGAGATCCCCTGCAATGAGACCAACATCATGGAGGCTTGCTTCGGCAGCGCTCCTGTTGAAGCCACCATCGAGCTCAAGAGCGGTATCCTGGGTAACAGCGCTGTCAGCTTCAAGGGCGCAGCCTTTGCAGCTCCTCAGAAGGCTGTTTACTTCGGTATGCTCATCTTGAACGACGCCGAGGACAAGCTGCTCTTCATCAAGAAGGCGAAGTTCATGGCTCAGGCCATCTTCGACGGCAGCAACAAGCCTCTGTGCGTGGTGCTGACCGGCAATCTCAGCGCAGCTGCCGATCCCACCTCATTCGGTGTGCTGACCAAGGTGGTTGCAGCCTAAGTGCTGTCGGGACCGATTCCTTAAAGGGTAGTGGCGGCGTACAACCACCGCTGCCCTTTAAAATTTCAAACGAGACGATATGCAACAGATAGATTACGTAGTACCGATGGTGTTCACTGATGACCCTGTATGGCAGGCGCAGTGTGCAGAAGCTATGGGACGTCCGGTGGAGTCACTGAATGAGTCACCGCGTTGGCGTAGCTGGGGTACGGAGGAGCTGCTGGTGAAGGCAATCCTCAAGTTCATGCCGTGGATACGTCGTATCCATATCCTGCTGTCCGGTGAGAGCCAGGTGCAGCCGTGGATGAAGGATTACGAGAAGGTCAACGTGGTGTTCCATAAGGATTTTATTCCCGAGGAGTACCGTCCGTGCTTCGTGTCACGCACAGTGGAGATGTTCCTTGGTTCCATCCCGGGACTGGCTGCGCAGTTTATATACGGCAATGATGACATGTATCCGTTGTCACCCTTGGAGCCTACGGATTTCTTCCGTGACGGCAAGCCCTGTCAGCATCTCGATGAAATCCCTTATGAGGAAGAGTGGTATCTCAAGAACATCTATAAGCTCTCATGCTTCAATGAGCTCAACATGATTGCATCCGGCTTCGACAGACAGTTCACCAATACTTATCTCGTCGGAGGTCACAGCCTCAACCCCATCCTTCGCAGGACATGCAAGGCTGTATGGCAGCGTCATGGTGAGGAGATAGCACGTAACATATCACCCAAACGTACCGAGCACAGCATGAATCAGTACATCTACACCTTCTACCAGCATCTGAACGGCAGGTATGTGGACCATACGCCGACACATAAGCTGGTCAGCGTATGGGATGAGATGAAAGGTATCCGTGCCGCCTTGCGTGACAGGAGCATCAGCGTGGTGTGTGTCAATGACGATGAGGTGGCCAACACCGTATGGGAGTCTTACGCCGCCAGGGTACGTGAGGAGTTGGATATGAGAATCAATCAAGAATAAGAAGAGACACTTTTTATGGCAAAGACGAAAGAAGAACCGAAAGTGGAGCAGCCGAACATCAACGCTCAGCTGCTTTACATGTCGATGAAGAACAACGAAGCGGACGAGGTGAAGATACTGCGCACCAACAAGACCTATCAGATACGCTGGCTGAAAAACGGACAGCTGGATAAACTGACCAGTCTGCTTCTCCGTAAAGACGGAAAGAAGGAGAGACCGTCTGACGATGACATCATGTCTGTCATCATGGAGGACCGCAAGCTCGCTTGTAAGGCGGCTGCAATCATCATCCTCGACGGTTACTGGAAGCTGAAGTTCAGATACTGGTTTCTGTGGCGTTGGTTCTACTACATCAAGCAGTATGATGACATTCAGCTGCAACCCCTGTTGGAAACAGGTAAAAAAAAAGTTCCGCTGATGCAGTTCTACATGACTATCACATCCTTGACAGAGGCCAAGGATTCGCTGATGAGGATGAGAAAGGAGGAAGCAGAAGCTACCCTTCTCGCACAAAGTACGGCGCAGCCTTCGCAGACCGAAAACAAAGACAGTGGCTCGTGATGCCACGTTTCATGTTCTTCGGTCTGGTGCGTATCCCGATGTATGAATACGACTGGGGGCATACCGTGGCACAGATAGAACTTATTGACATAGACCAGCCCATCACGGTGTTTAAGCATGATGATTCGGGTAAGCCCAAGCCGGGTGAGAAGGGTTACGTACCCGACGCCAAGAAACTTGATGAGGCTGTCCAGAGATGGAAGAAACGTAAGGCGGAGAGGGAGAAACGCGGATTCAGACTTGACCAATTCCTGCAGACGGGAGCTAAGATCCCGATTGATAACGACAACAAGTAAAACACTTCGACTATGGACCCCTTATCCTTTGAGATACAGATAAAAGACAAGGTGACGAGTAAGATTACCGAAATCAAGGAATCTCTCAAATCACTTAAGGACTATTCTATCGAGGTCAAGCTCGACTCTTCACAGCTGGCCAAGATAGAGGCGTTGACAACCAAACTCGACAGTCTGCAGAAGGCGATGTCCGACTCTTCCGGAGCCAAGAGCAGCACCAAGGACTATACCGACCTCCTTGCTGTCCTTGAACGGATAGAGAAGGCTCTGAACAGCATCAGCACAGGCGGTATCGGTAAGTTTGGTGATACGCTGGCTACATCCATGCAGTCCGCTCTTGATGTTATGACCAAGCTCACCACCGAGCTTGAACGTATCGATGGCAAGTTCGCCAAAGCGATGGGTACTGCTATGGGGCGTTCGCTCGGCAAGGAACTCAAGAAAGAGGCTAAGGATGCCAGCGAAGCCGCACAGCAGCTGGCACGTGACGAGAGTGTGCTGTCCAACGCCCTGGCTACCACCGAGCAGAAAGCCAAGTCCCTGTCTTCTGCACTGAACATACTCAACGGTGGCGGTCCCGGTGGAGGTGGCGGCGGTGAAGGTGGCTTCGTCTTACGTAACATCAAGAGCTGGCATGATGCTGGCTCTATGCTCGCTGACATAGAGAAGCGTATCACTGACATCAAGTCAACGATGGCTGCAGGTCAGGACCTCAACAACGGTTTCGACACCGGTCGCCTGCAGCAGTTCCTTGATTATTACGAGAAGATTGCCGGATACCTCAAGATGATACGTGAGGGTCAGGGTCTTGCTGTCGTGGAGGGTCATGGTGTTGTGGATACCAATCAGGTCAAGTGGCATGGTGACTACGCCGGTAATGTCAAGCTCTATGACCAGGAGGTTGACGCCATCAAGAAGGTCATCACCGAGACCGAGCGTCTGCAGACACTGCGTCAGCAGATGACCAGCCTGTCACAAGGTGTAAACAACCCCGACCATGCGCAGGAGGTGCTGGGTATGATCAAGCAGATAGATGCTGTCCTTGACCGTATCAAATCCTCGTCACAGACCGAGGCTGCATCCCTCTTCAACAAGTCCTATCAGGATAACGTAAGAAATTACGAGAAGCGTGTGTCTGCCATTGCCAAGGAGCAGAAGGACATAGCCGAGAGCGCCAAGCAAGCTGTCAAGGCACAGAACGACCTGGATACCAAGATAGGCAGGATACAGGGTAAGATTGATTTGGCTGGCACGGTCGAGAACTTCAACCCTCAATCTATCGAACACGCGAAGGGTATCATACGTATTCTCGAAGAGGCCAAGGAGAAGATAGAGGCTCTGAAGTATTCCGGTAAGGAACTCTCGGAGTTCTTGAAGTCGTTCGACTCCAACAATATCACCGCTCAGACCATCAACAAGCTGCAGTCTGAGATTCAGGTTCAGAAAGCCGAGAACCTGAATAAGTACCGTGCAGACCGTAAGGCTCTGACTGAACAGAACCAGCTCAACAAGAGCGTTCAGGATGCTGCAGCCAAGTATAAGGATATACAGGCTCTGCTCAAGGAGATTGATGACCAGACGAGCAAAGCCAAGGCTCTGGGTCTTGACACCTCCGGTCTCGATGAGGCGAAGACCAAGCTGGAGAAGATTCGTGACCTGCTTGATGAGATAAGCAAGCAGGAAGGTGACAAGAAGCAGGGTATG